GTGATGACAGAGCATTTCGCCGTATAGTGCATCAGGCTAGGAAAGAAATCAAAGAATACGACCAAAAGATAATGGCTCTTAGGACTAAAAGAAAACAATCTCTTGAAAGAAAAAAAGGTCAATAAGTAATTCCCAATCACTTAGGTGATAACAAGACCCCTGCCAAAAGCGGGGGTCTTTTGTTTATACCTGCTAGATTACAAACCACATGGCACAGGGAATTCGTAAAGTTCCAGCAAACGACAAAGCACGTTTCTGGCAAGCAATCCACTCAGGACACACAACGTTAGACGCATGCCGCATCGCAGGCGTACACCCCAACACAGGTTACAACTGGATAAAGAAATCTAAAGTAGCCAAAGCAAACGCCGATGTCGCAGCAATAGAACTCACTAAACACACCCGCCGTCAAGGTGGCGTCCAATGGGAAGACGCAATGGACCTCGCTGAAGCAGCAGACCTACCACCAGCCATACCGTTAGACCGTCTCACCCCAGAAGCCCGCAGAGGACTAGACGACTTCCAATTCTTCAGAGAACACTACCTGGGTCGCGTCTCCGCACCATGGCAAGTAGAAGCCGCCCTAGAAATAGTTATGTCACTAGACAGCGAAGAAAAAGAATTCATCTGCCTCAACGTCCCACCAGGAGCAGGCAAATCAACCCTGTTCCACGATGTTGCCGTATGGGCAATTGTAAAGAACCGTGCCATCCGTGTACTCATTGGTTCCGCCAACCAAAACCTAGCCAAAATGTACAGCCGACGTATCCGCGAAACCCTAGAACGCCCCAACCCTATGCTCGCTGACACAGAACTAGTCAAGAAAGGTTTAGCCAAAGACGCACTGGGCTGCCTGTCAATCGACTACGGGCGCTTCAAACCAGCAGACAAAGGTGCGCTATGGCGTGCTGAAGAATTTATTGTTGAACAACTAGACGGCAACGGGCTAGACAACAAAGAACCAACCGTCCGTGCATACGGTATCGACGCAGAGTTCATCGGACACCGTGCAGACCTCTGCCTCTTTGACGACGTAGCCTCCACCGAAAACGCACGCGAATCCACAGCCCGTGACAAACTCCTAGAACGCTGGGACTCAATGGCAGAAGCACGTGTAGACCCAGGCGGCACCTTGGTTGTAGTCGGACAGCGGCTCGGCTCAGGCGACTTGTATGCCCACTGTCTAAACAAAGTAACGTATGACTTAGACGAGGACGATTATGATGGCGAAGATGTCACAACTTCCAATGTGCTTGAGAAACCTGAACCCACCAAGAAACAAAAATATAAGCATATTATTTACAAGGCGTACTACGAAGACCTGGATACTGGTCCTAAATCCAGGCGTCTTGACTCGGCTGCTTACCCTGATGGACCGCTACTTGACCCCAAAAGGCTTTCGTGGAAAGACCTCTCGTATCTCCGTTCTTCAAACAATGAACGGTTCCGTGTCATCTACCAACAAGAAGACCTCGCAGACGAAACATATCTTGTTGATAGAACATGGATTACAGGCGGACTAGGACAAGACGGCGTACTCTACTCAGGGTGCATAGACAACGAACGTCTACCAGAACACATCCCACCAGGATTACGCGCCCCAGTCATCTCCATCATCAGCATTGACCCATCCCCAACCCAATTCTGGGGACTCATCTGGATGCTCTACCAACCAGAACACAACCTGTATCACATCGTAGACATCCAAAGAACCAAACTCACCGCAGAAAACCTCCTCGGATACAACACAACCGACGGTTCATTCACAGGAATCCTCCAAGAATGGTGCGAACGCGCCGCATACCTCGGCTACCCCGTGTCCCACATCATCGTAGAAATCAACGCAGCCCAAAGATTCCTCCTGCAACACGACTTTGTGCGCAAATGGACAGCCAAATGGGGTGTCAACATCCTCCCCCACACCACAGCCCGCAACAAACTAGACCAAAACCTAGGAATCGAAGCAATCATCCCAACACTTGCACGCTCAGGCGCACTCCGACTACCAACAATGCGCGGAAACTGGAAGACACTTGCCCTCGTAGACGAACTTTGCAAGTGGACCAGAGACAAAAAGAACGGAACCGACCTAGCAATGGCGTTATGGTTCGCATGTTTACACGCACCGAACCTCACCACGATAAAACGTCCACCAAGACAGTGGCGACCCTCATGGATATAACACTTGTGTATGCTATAACCACCAGGTTTAACATCGCAAAGGTTGATTAGTGGCAATTACCGTCGAAGAAATTGTAAGTCTCTACAAATCACGTCGAGAAACACAAGGACCAGTGCTCGCACAAATGCGCCGCGTCCGCGACCTAGCCAACGGCGACGTCATCGTACCGTTGAACGAATTAGACCGCAACGCACGCACCTCAACAGCCAACCTACTCGTACAAGGCTTAGACCAAACGTCTATGCGTGTCGCATCCACGATGCCAATGCCATACTTCCCGCCAGTAAAAGAAGGCAACGAGCGAAGCAAAGAACTATCACGCACCCGCCGCAAAGCAATCCTATCCATGTGGGATACAAACAAAATGGATTTGAAAATGCGACGCCGCGCACGTCACCTTCTCGCATATTCGTCAAGCCCAGTCATGCTGCGCCCAGATTTCAAGAATCTTTTACCAAAATGGTCAGTACGAAACCCACTAGACACATACGCAGCACCATCGGATGACCCAGATAACCTAGTTCCAGACGACTGCATCTTCACCTATCTCAAGCCAGCATCATGGCTTATCTCCAACTACGGCGAACAAGTCATTGGGCGTTTGCGCATGGGCAAAGTACGCTTTGACACCCAATACGTAATCCTTGAATATGTTGATGAGAACGAAATCATTTGCTGTGTAATGGGACCAGAGAACACCGAAACACTTTCACCAGAGGAACGCTCAGGGTTAGAAGTTGTAGAACTAGAACGCATCCCCAACCGTGCAGGAATCCCACTAGCAGTCGTACCACAACGCATCACCCTTGACCTACCAAAAGGACAGTTCGACGGTGTTATGGGCATGTACTACACACGTGCGCGTCTGCAAGCACTCACCGAAATCGCAATCGAACGCGGCATCTTCCCAGACGAATACCTCGTAGCACGCCCAGGCGAGAACCCAGAAATCTTGCAAATTGCCGATGGCAAGACAGGACAACTTGGTGTTGTTAAGGGTGGCGACATTCAACAGTTGCAATCAAACCCAGGATACAAAACTGATGTTGCCCTAGACCGACTAGAACGCCAAGAGCGTCTTGAAGGTGCAATCCCTGCCGAGTTTGGTGGCGAATCAGGAACCAACATCCGTACAGGACGCCGTGGCGAATCAGTCCTCTCGGCAACCGTAGACTTCCGCGTGCAAGAAGCACAATCAATCTTCTCCCAATCACTCCTTGAAGAAGACAAGATTGCTATTGCTTTGGAGAAATCGTATTTCGGAAACATGTCCAAATCGTTCTTTATGCCAGGACGCCAATCAAGCGGACGCATCGATTACGTTCCAAACAAAATCTGGGAAACAGACTTCCACTACGTAAACTATCCATCATCAGGTGCAGACGTCAACGGACTCATCGTTGGACTTGGACAGCGCCTCGGAACAGGACTCCTGTCAAAAGAATCCGCACGCGAAGCCGACCCACTCATCTCTGACCCAGAGTTGGAAAAGGACCGCATCACCGCAGAATCAGTAGAAGCAGCATTGCTATCTTCGATTCAGGCACAAGCCGCTGACCCTAACGGACCATACCAACCAGAAGACCTTGCATACTTGACGAAACTTACAGTGGAAGAAAACGTGCCACTGCACGAGGCTGTACGTCGCACCAACGAACGCGCACAACAACGTCAAGCAACACCAGTAGAACCTGGCGCACCAGAAGCAATGCCAGGACTAGCAATGCCAGGCATGGGTGCAGAAGCACCAACAGCAGGCGGACCAGCAGGAATCGAAGGACTCCTATCACAACTTGGGGGACCACCTGCAGGAGCAGAAGCACAACCAGGAACACCTGGCGGTGTTCTCTCACTAGCAGGTAGGTTAGGTTAATGGCAAAGCAATATCCGAATCGTTCAGACCTTCGTAACCCTGCAAAAAAAATTGCAGCAAAAGCAGCACCAGGTCAAACTTATGGTGAAGCAGGAAAACAAATGGCTGCACAACGTGCAGTACCAATGG